GACCTGGCCATCGAGGGACAAATTAAATCAATATAAGGAATTATGTTTTGGTTTTTATTTTAATTATTGATAAAATTACACACACTAAAATAATAGATATATATATATAGTGCCATCACCTCAGCCATTCCACAATCACATGCAGTGTATTGAGTGAATTGAGCATATGTTTGTGGTGAAAAAGAAAAGTAAGTTAAGAAGAAAACCCAGAAAGAAATCACAATTAATAAGTATAATCATGAGGACTAATATATCCATTAAACTGGGTCCATGTGTCTGCAGCTGGATTAGTTTCTAAAGTACCATTAGGTACAGTAACATTGACTTTGACTGTTTTGGTCAACGCTGTGCCCGCTCCATTAATTAAAGTAGCAAGAACTGTGTTAGCAACACCATTACCATTAACTAAGTTTAATGCGGTCACATTTGTTCCTCCACATATGAAATCTAATAAATACTCACCAACTTTCTTAAATTTCAATGTGTTGAAATAACCACTTGCATTTGCTTCTACAGTGGCAATTTCTTCCCCAACACCAGTAGGTTGAGTTGCACCCCATGGTGAAGTAACAGAAAGATCAGCTGTATGGTCAATATATTCACCAGGAATACCATCTTCAACTTGAGGAACGCTCAATTCCACACGATAATCAACCCATATGTTGCCTATAGTAGCTGTGCTAGCTTGGCCTGAAACCAGAACATGAAAGCTACCAGAATCCATTGTCTTGTTGTCGGTGTCAATCAAATCGTAAGGACGCGTGTATCTATATGGCAATGCCATATTTAACTGATTGACATTTACATTGATCCCAATAGGACTCCAAGTAGAGCCAAAAACATGATCTTGCATGTCCGCAAAATCACGTGCGTTCACTGGATAATCATCATTTGCATCGTGATCGAAACACAAAGCGACAGAACCAGTCGCCGTTGAAGGACTAGTTGGTTGATATCTAAATCTTAAGAACTTGAATCTGTACAACTCAAATCTATTGGCTATGGGAAATAACCACGGAAATACATAGTTGAGACCAGGATTCACAGGAAATGAGGAAACTGAATCAGCAACAGATCCAGCTAAAGAGGAAACTAATTCTGAACGTTCTATGAACACTGCAGAACCTTTACTAGAGAACTTAATAGATGAATTAGGTTGACTAGCTACAATACCAGAAGGAGCCATTGCTCCCTGTAATTGTCTATTTGAACGAGAACGACGACGAATTACACGTCGAGATTTGTTTTGTTTTGCCATTTATATTGGTTGCACAATAGCTGTGGACTATACATCTATGAGAAACTCGTTTGAGATGATCCGTGTAGTCTCTTGGCATTCTGTTTAGCACTGGAAACCAGATTTTGGTCAATCACTCTCATAGACCCAATTATCTATACAGCTTCCTAACAAAACGATCACAACAGTCAATATACAATTTATGCTTATTAAAATGTGATTCTAAAATAGGATGCTTTATAGGTTTCAATTTGGTTAGACGATTAAAATGGTCTTCTAGAGCCAATTGCTCACTCACAGAAAACCCAAATTCTCGCTCCATCAAAAGTCGAGAATTGTACCCTATATCGCCATTAGGCAGATCAGATGTAATGTTCATCATCACTTGTTCATTCCACCACTGGGTACTTTCATCAATACGTAAGGAACCTGGACCAACGCAACGATAAATATAATCTGCAAATGCACGAATGATAGGACAATTAGGAAATTCATATATAAGGGAGAAACACTTCGACCTCAATAATTCTTTCCTAACTTTCGAACCACCCATCTTTGCATTAGCACAAGTCCAACCAAATGAAATTAATTCATCAACAGGATCGGTGATGTTAGCTTGATCATGTTCATCGAAAATCAAGCCACAGAATCCCGCCTTCCCCACACTCTCACTGTACTGCATTTTTACATCGAATCCATATCGCTCAAAATCTGATTCATGGATTATAGGACATGGTAAAGAGAAAATGCCATCATCGCCCTCAACTACACCTTTTGAAGAAATTTTCTTCTTTCTGCAAATTGTATTATAAACAATCAAATTAGTCAAACCATTTCCCAATGAAGTAGTCATGTCACCAGACATACGACATCCATCAGGCATTATAACACTCACGCCCAACTTGGTGACACAGGTCTGTTTACCCATTTGACCATCATGTATATATGTTAATATCTCATTTGATCTAGGCAACCGTTTCAACATATATTTGTAAACCTCCCATTCAATGCATTTCTGTATCTTCGAAATGACATGGGATTCAAACGATGTATGATCTGTAGATAAAAAGCATCCCGTAGCGTCAGTATTTTCCATAATATACTTGGGTAAATCTCTGACAGGAACATGTTTCCTAAAAAAAGGCAACTTATATACCTCATGTTCAATTAGTTTGACATATGGACCAACCTCAATCTTGTATCTATCAGTTCGACTATTTATAATACGAGGACACTTATATTTAAATTTACCTCCGTCGCTATATTTCTCCAACTTTATATGGGATTTATTTTTATAATGCGAAGACGTCATCAAGGGTTCATCAATCAACGTCTGACGAAGGACATTTTTACGCTCCTCATTGTAACTTGTTCCTAACAACCAAGTTTCAATGGAAGCATCAGCATCGGCACTTAAAGGTGTTAAATAATTGTGGCAGAACCGCCTAGCCTCGCCTCTCAATTCTTCAAGACACTTATGACTGATATCAGGGGTCTTATAGCATTGTCTCTTCTTAAATCCAACCAAACAATTTTCATGATCATTAGTGGCTGGTATAGGCAGATTGTATCCAGGAACATGTACTCCTAATGAAACTGCAACAATCTGCTCTGGGCACTTAAAATGACGACTAACGTGAATCTTAATGCCCGGCTTCAAATCCCTGTCCAATGGGACATCGATCATGCTTCTGACATCACGTACACGATATCCATATTGAACAAGTAAATGCTCGTAACGAAAATGTGGGGTTAACGAAAATCCTCAACACGCTCATCATGTGTATAATGCACCCGTATCACACATTGATCAGCATGTATAAAATAACGATAATCGATCACGCATCGGATTGTTCCATCTATTATACTCAAATAATTTTCATTGTCCAAATTTAAAAAACTAACTCGAGTTGCTTTCTCCTCTAACAATTTGTAGGTCTGACTCATTTCTTCATGATTTAACACATTAATCAAAGGACAGAACTTGGATAGATATACAAACAGGGGCTGATGCACATAACAATTCTTTTCATATGAAGGTTTTGAAAATATTCCATAATGTGGATCATAATGAACAACTCGATAAGTATAATAAGAGGAATCTCTGCTACTAAGGTCACTTACTCTGTCGTTGAAAGGACGTAGGTCCGCAAGTCGCTGACTGCAGCGACCATTTCGTGTCCAATTACGAACAACACGATACCGGCAGAAATTACGCAGAAAATATAAAAAATCCGTCTTATATAAAATATAATAACTAACATACATACCAAGGCAAAGAGCAATAAAAGCAACGAGCCATAGTAAAGTATGCCTGAATAAACGCGCTCCCAGAACCGCCATATCCTCAACTGGCACCAAATTGGCTGCGATGGAGACGGAGGAGAACTTAACATGTCTGCGACAGAAACATATAATCCAATGGCTTTCGATAAGAAAACGAACCACGAAACGAACCAAGACCATCCACTGGATAATAACGAGAACAGCTTTAAAGTACCATGGTAGACATGGGCAAACGAGTGACGATACACTGAAATCAGGGCATTCAAATACCTGCCCGCATGCCTTTCTATAGCTGTCGATATGTTTGGGTGTAATGATCGTGTGTATCTCACGACCCTTACTGTCTCTTCCTTCATTAATGAGATTGGCTTCGACATCTCGAATCTCATTGACATAGATCTCATTGACTGGTCGCTGAACGACAGCAGCCATGTTAGCATCCAAGAACACATTATTATTGCTACGATAACTAAAACGATTCTCCATGAC